CTCTTTCTGTACTGGGTAGAGCAAAACCGTTTGATAGATACGAGAATGGGAAGTTTAAGGAAACTATAATAGCGAAGCCTTTTAATAAGCAGTTGAATGATGTGTACTTAGATATACGATATTCTTGCTATTATATGATGTATGAAGTTTCATTGTTACTAGGAGATGATTTTGATTGCTGGAGAACTGACTGTATTAATTACAGAGATACTCCAGCGAACCGAGAACTGGTGCAAAAATTCTTTGAGGAAAGAGAAATGCTGTACAAGCAACTGGTTTAAAAATATTTTTATATATAATTTTTATTATTTTTTAAGATAATTTTATTTTATTTAATAATTATTTATATATTTGAATAATTAAAACCAAGAAAATGAATTTAAAAACAATACCTTTTACAGACTTTGAAAAAAAGAAAAAGTACAGCTTATCAAGCTTTAGCGAACTAGGAATGACTATCAATATTCTGAATGAAGTCAAGGAATACCACAAAATACCAAGCGGAAATTTTTACAAATTTGGAGTTATAATAAACGACCAATTAAATTGGTATTTTGAAGGAGTATGCGTTGCAGACAGTAGAGAAAAAATGCGAGAGATTTACAATGCAATATTGCATTTAAATAAAGACACCGCTAATAAACCATTTATTTTTAAAGTAAAAAGAGCATGAAAAAAATCCCTAGAGAATTTGCGGAAAGTATAGTGGAAGATGTTTTTATTGCAATTGCAAAACAAAAAGATTCATCATCAAAATTTGCAAGTCAATCAATGAAGCTGATGCAAAACCCAATGGATAAGCAGATTATTACTGGCGTTTTATTAGGCAAAGCATCCCCTAGCTTATTTACTGAATTAGAAATAAGTTTAAAAAACACTATAGTTGATGCTCTAATTTGTACCGTTAACACCCTTGAAGATGATGAGCAAGGAATTTCTTTAATCAATAAAGATTTGCTGGATTTAATCAAAAGCAAAAAAGATATTATTGATTGTCAAAACATCAACAAGTTGATATTTGCAAGCTTTCAATTTGCAACTGCATTTTACGAATATGACAGATTAGAAAAAGAATATCCAGAGCTAATGGTAAACATAAATAATATTTAAAAAAAATCTTTTATTTGTTGTACCAATAAACTATTTGTTTATATTTGTACCGATGAACCTAAAATACTAAAAATGAAAGTTACGCTTATTACAACTGATGGTGTAAAAACCAAAGAAAACATTGCAAGCTTTTGCGATGCAAGAAAAATGATTTGTCATTTCAAATACGAATCTCCAGCTGAACTTGTACCGCTTAGAAACGGAAGTTATTTTCTGATTGATGAAGAAGGTAAATTAAAAAAATCTCCGTTAAACGAATTAGCTTCTGAAATAGCTCGTGAAAATGAATCAATATTTCCAAGCGATTATATTGTTGGAAATGTGCTTTTAATTGATGATATGGATGAATTTGACAACTTGCCTTTTGAATAAAAAAAAGAGTGGGTAACAACTCCCACTCTTAACCAAGAAACTTAATAACTACACTATGGATAAAGTGATTATTAACTCAATAACAAAAATAATTCAATTAAATTTATAAAGTCTTAATTAGCAGATAAATATTTAAAACTATTGTAATTACTAGTAATTTCATTTATGTCAAAAATTAGATTTTATAAATATTATTTTAGAGGAGTAGAGAAGCCAGTAATTATGGAGGCGGAAAGCAGAGCGTTGGCAGACCAGATGATGCAACAACTAAAGGAACGTAGTGCTGTTAATTTTGGAGCTAAGGATTTGGAAGATGTAAGGGTTGAAACACCTATTTTCGGTATTTCTAAAAGAAAAAGAAATGGTATTGAGCTGGTTTGGGTCGGAAAAGAATACACAAACAATGGCTGGCTATCTCAAGACGAATACGATAAAATTCAAAAATTAAATAATAACCAAGAAAATTAACAACAAAAATTATGGAATTTAGAGAATTAACAATAACGCCTACAATGGCAAAAGCGATGTTAGAAAAAAACACTTCTAACCGTAAAATTAGCGATACAACAGTTGAAGCTTATGTGAGTGATATGATTAATGGTAGATGGAAAAGTAATACCGCAGAAACCATTAAAATATCTTCAAATGGAAGAATACTTGATGGGCAACATCGTTTAGAAGCAGTAATTAGGTCTGAAAAAACAATTAAATTTACTGTTGCTTATGGAGTTGATGAAGGTGTATTTGATGTTTTAGATACTGGCAAAATTCGCTCAAGTGCCGATGTTTTTTCAATTCAAAGCATTGACAACTCAACTTCGGCAAGCGCAATAATAAAGGGTTATTTAATTTCCAAAAAGGGAAATTCTACTAATGTTTCATCAAAAAGCAGTAAAATAACAAATACTGTAATTCTTAATGAATATCAATCCAGACCAGAATTTTGGAAAGAAACTGTTGCTTTTTGCATGAAGTCTTATAAAAACTTTTCGCAAGTGCTACCAGTTAGCAATATTGGAACTATTTATTCGGTGCTTTACGATATTTCTCCGATGGAAGCTCGTGATTTTATTAATCAAATGTGTACTGGAGAAGATATTACAAATAGCTCTATTAGCGTTTTAAGAAAAACTTTAATAAAAGACAGACTTTCAATTAGAAAAATGAACCAGTCTGATAAATTTTCAATGATTATAAGAACTTGGAACGCCTATAGAACTAACAAAACTTATAAGCTATTGAAAATTGAAGTAACTAACAATACCATTGCTAAACCAATTTAATGAGCGATTTAGACCAAATAATACTCTCAATTACAGACGAAATAATTTCTTTAAAAGATTATCAAAAAAATTTAAAGAAATTTACTTTCTCGCAGACAGTAAGCGGAAAAATGATTTGGTTAGATTTTTCAAGAGCAATGGATGAAATTGCAAGAATTACAAAAGAAATTCAAGAATTAGAAGCTCGTAGAGTGGAAATTTACAAGCTAAATGATGCCTTTTTAAAATAGTTTTGTTATATTTGAACTTCTTTATGTGTAAAAATTTATTTTTTTAGTTTTAAAAAGCAACTGTGTCGATACGGTTGCTTTTTTTTTATGTTATTTGTAATGAGTAATATGTATAATAGTCTGATGATACATAGATTACGTTTCCAGAATAACTAAAAATTCCTTGATTAAGAGTGTTTAAAACTTCAACTATACCTTGAATACTTTGAGTAACAATTGCCTTTGTATAAGTGATAATTGAAGGATTTGATGTGTTGGAGATTCTAATTTTAGCTTGAGTTATTCCAGCATAAACTTGTCCAGTTAAATCAAATTGATAAAATAAATTTGCGTTGTTGGCAGAATTTTGATTAGGGATAACTCCCAAAATATCTACTTGCTGGCTAAACGAAGTATTGTTCGTAATTTTTAAATTGATTTGACCTTCTGTTGGATTCATAACCTTTTGTTTTTTAGTAAATAATATACAGCAACGCCTATTAAAGCAATGGTTGTCCATCTTAAAACTTGCGGACTTACATAATTTTTATTCTTAGCAAAATTAACAAAATGTTCGCAGTTGAAATTTATAAAATCATATTTGTATTTTTTTAAAGCCTCATAAAGCTCGTCAATATCATCTGTTTTTAAATTTGTTTTTTCAATTGAAACTATTTGCCTATTTTTTATCCAGCTTTCTAGTGGCTCTCTAACAGTATTACCTCCAGTTGAATTAATTTTATCTGGATGGTTGTGTACTATAATTAATCCATCAACATTTCTAATTACAATGCCATAATGATAAATAAGAGGATATGATTCAGCTTTGGTTTTTATTAAATCTCCAGTTTGTAGCTTGGAAATTAAAAAATTTCTGTTTTCTTTTTGTAGTTTAATTAAAGGAGCTTGATTAAATTTCGTCTTTAAAGTCATGGAAGAAATCGTTGTTATAGAAATTTGTTGCTGGAACTAAATCTCGATTTGATATTTCTTGTGTGTAAAGAACTAAATAAAGAACCTCATTTGGCAATAAAGTAAAGTTTAAATTTGTTCTACCATCCAAAAAAACATTACTTCTCGATAATTTTAAAAATAATGAACTCTGAAATTGATAAGGGTCAATCGTTGGTACATCAACATACGTTTGTAAAGTACCATTAACATCGTAACGATTAAATCTATATCCTTGTAAAATTTGAGCGTTATAATTGGCTTTTAAATACATTTCAGTAACTCCATAGATAAAACTACCCATTGAATTTAGAATAGTGCTATATCTAGTTGCATCCGTACTAATTACGGTTACAACACCATTTGCATAAGTCGTTACTGTAGGAGTATAGGTCGGCATTAATCTATAGTTTCACGTGAAATTTCTTTTCCTTCTTTTGATAAAGCTCTTAATAATCCAGTTTGTTTATTAAGCATAATTTTTACACCATATTCTTGAAATATCATCGTGCTTAGTTTATCCAGAGCTTGTTTATTCTCTTTGCTGTCAATTGCTTCTCGCATTGCTTTTAATCCAATTGAAGCATTTTCTTTATTTTTTAAATCTGTATCATTAACCTTTTTAGGTTCGGCATATTTAACATCTAAAAGACTTTTAGAATCTTTTTTGCTTTTAGGTTTTAAAAGCCAAATTAATAATAATGCACCTCCTAATGTTATAAACAATGTTTTTGTTTCTTTATCCATCTTACTTTCTTTTTAGAAAAATAAAAACTACAGCTAAAGCAAAAATTCCCCCACCCAAAACTATGTATGAGGAATATCTTTTTGATTTTATTTTAGCTAAAGCTTCATCGTTTTTTTGTACTGCTAAATATTTATAAATAATTTCTTGTTTTGCAATATCTCCTTGTACATCTTGAAGTCTAATAGCTAATTCCTTTTGCTGTTGCAAATCTAAAAGTCCTAATTCTTTTTCTAAAGCTCTTTGTTTTTTGGCTTCCGATGATGCAAAAAGACCTCCGATTATTGTGCTAACAAAAGAACCTCCAACTGCTCCTAGTAAATTAGCTCCAAATCCAGAGCTTGCTCCAGCTCCAGCACCTTCTACATTTAAATACTTAGTCATAATTATTTTTTTGAACCTACTAAATAAACGCCATACAAAACACCTAATCCAATTCCCAAACCAGTAACATATAGCCAAGTGTCTTTTAGTCTAGCTGTACTTTCCATTTGTAAAGTTTGACGATATTCAAGCAAGGTATTAGCTAAAATATTTTGTCTTGCTATCTCCTTTTCGGCAAGAATTTTTTCAGTAGAAAGCTTCTCTTGCATTGACATATTTGCCAAAGCAATTTTTTTCATTAAAGCTCGGTTTTTAGCACCTTCTTCTGAACCAAAAATACCGCTTACAAGACTTCCAACTACTGATGAAGCAATACCAACAACTATTGGTATAATATTTTGCTCTCCTTCATTATTAATAGATTGGATTAAAGCATCCTCAAAAGATTTATCTTTTTTAACATATAAAGCATTATAAACTTTATCGATAATACTTGTTAGCGTAGCTGTCTTTAAATTTATATCATAGCCAAATTGTTGCAATAAAACTACTGCAACATCTGGTTTATAATAGATAAAATCATTAATTTTATTATCTACTGTGGTTAAATCCTCCATAATTGATTGTATCAAAAATCAAATTAACCACAATATTACAAAAATTATTATTAAGATATTATTTCAAAGCACTTATTATTTGCTTGGTATTAAAAACACTACCTAAATCATCGTATGGAATTGTACTAATATCTTCAAATAATAAATGTTTGCTATAATGCGGATGATTTAAGTCTAACTGTCGTTTTGGCTCGTTTGCAATAATATTTTTGTGCATCTCAAAACCAAAAACATCTGGATTAGTTCCTACCCAAGTTACTACTGATGGCAAACCAAGAGCTGTAGCAATGTGCATGGCACTTGAATCAATTAATAATCTTTTTTTAGACATACTAAGTAAAACTGCAATACTTCTCCATGAATCTAAGGCTTGCATAGTGTTTTCGTAACCAATTTGGTCAGCTCTTTTAATGTGAAGCACCGTATAATCATTTGCAAAATGATTTATGACATCTTGAATAATCGGAGCTGGAATATCTCTTGTCCAGCTGTATTTTAAAGGTTGTCCAACAGCACCTCCATTTGGCTGTATTGCAAAAATTGGCTTGTCCAATTTATAAAAAGGCTCAAAATATTGTTTTTCAGCCTTTGCAATAAACAATTCTGGCATTTCATTGTCGTATTTAAGACCGTACATTTCACACCAAATCTGAATTAAATGCTTGCTTTCAGTAAAATAATCCGATGAAGTATAAGGGTCAGTTACAAATACTTTTGCATCTTTTTTCATTATGTAATTTTGATAAATTCCCGATGTTTGAGCGTGAGTAAGCACTTTGTTAACGTTAGGATTTCCAATAAAAACATCTGGATAGCCACATACCACAATAATATTGGCTTTGCTGTATTGTTTTTTTAATGCTTTTAAAACTGCGGTCGCCATAATATTTTTACCTAATCCGCCATCTATTTGAAAAATTACATTCATTCTTTTTTAGTTTTTAGTCCGTATTTTATCCATTTATACCAAATTCTTTCGTGGATGTAATATTGAATTGGTTTATAAATTAATTCCGCCACTCCAAATGAAGTTCCAATTTTTAAAGAACCAGTTACTATCCAGATAACACAAATGCCAATCATAGTACTAATTATTCTGTAACTTATTGTTTTTGCAATGTGCCTTTTTTTTGAAACTTGCATATTATTTTTTCATTTCTTCTCTAATCTTTGTGGCTGATATTTCTGCAATTTCCGCTGGAGGTATTCTTTCTATAATATCGTAACCAACGCCTCTACCAAACTCAACGCTACAAATATCTGGTATAATCATAATTTTCATTATACCACAATTAACCATCAATGCATAAATATCCTCAAAATGACTTTTTACATCTTGAGCTGTATATGGGTTTTTATCATCTACTTGACCTTCTCTGATGCAAATTAATATGTTTTTGCCTTCATTTATTGCTTGCTGAAACATTTCTTGATGTCCTTTGTGTAGCGGTTGCCAGCGACCAATAAACATTGCAAATTGATTTGTTTTTTTTTCCATTGACGACCTAACATGGTACATCGATTCCCATTTATTTTCTTTCATACTAATTAATGTAAGCAATTTGATTGTCAAAAAATACATTGTTAGAAAATGCAATAATATGATGCTTAAATCCTTCTTCTTCAATGTATTCGCTTTCTGTTTTTGATTTAATTGAAATTTCAATTTCTGAAACCAAAAACTCTACTCCATCCATGATTACTCTCCATTTTCTAGTGCCATCAATATCCCAATGATTAAATCTTATTTGAATTTTGTATTCTCCTTCTTGTTTAAGCATTACTATCTTTCTGCCAGCTGAAATATGCTCTTGAATAGTGTCTTTGCTTGCGGAAGATTTTTTTAAATCTTCATCTTTTGAATTTTCCATGTTATTTATAGTTTTCTTGGTTTTAAATTTTATTTAGCAATTCGTTTAAAGATGCAATTATTGGCGTTTCTGTAGTGTCAATTTCAATAAATTTTGAAACTGGCTTTTCGTAATTTAAAACGTGAAATTCTTCTCTACCTCTAACATCGGAAGTATGCACATAAATTTCAGTAACTTTTGTACTTTGTTTTAGTTCATCTCGTAAATCTGCATAAGGAGAAATTAGCGAAATAATTACATCGTAATTTAAAGAATCCAAGTATTTAGCAATAGCGTAAGCCATCTCAATGTTTTTTCGCCTACCAGCTTCGCTATAATCTTTGTTTGTTAATAAATCTCTAAGCTTATCTCCATCAACATGAAAAATTTGCTTTAAAGAATGAGGCTCTAAAATTTCTTTTAAGTATTCGGCTAAAGTAGTTTTCCCAGAATTGGGTTGCCCAGTAAAGTTGTAAATCATTTTGTTAGTTTTAAGTTTCTTACATCAAAGATAATCAATTTTATACATATCCAAAATAGTCATAGAACCATTTGTATGTATTTTTTATCTGTTGGCATATTTCGTAACCTAAAATATCATCATAATCATCTGGAAGTCTTTCAAACTTTTCTCTAAGCTTATGGTCGCCATAAATACCATGAATTTCGTCATTTTCGTGCGTATGTTGAGTTATTTTCTCAAAATCATGCTTGTCGTAATAAGCTTGTCCAATGAAGTCGTAATAACGCTTGATTTCAAGCTCTGGATTAGCCATTAAATCCTCGTAACGTATAAATAGTATTTTTTTATCAATTCCTTGCTGAATTACATCCTTTAAACGGTCGAGAGAAATACCTACTGGTACTCCGCTTGCCCAAATATCAATTCTTTTATTTAAAGTTGTTCCTTGTAGTTGAGCTGGATTTTGAACGTAATTTTCTTTATGCGGATGTTTTCTAAAGTTTTTTTCCATAGAAGCATAAATCGAGCGAATATCCCTTACCATGCAGACAATTTTAGGGTCTGGAAATAACATATTGGCAAATGCGTAATGAATACCCCAGCCTCTATTTTTATCTAAGACAAAAGGTTTATCGGTTATTGCATTAAAAAAAGCTTCATATCCAGCTCTACAAAAATTTAAAAAAGCTTTTTCCATAAGTCTTGCATCTTGAGCTTTAAACTCGGAAGAATTTTGATAGGAGTTTCTTGCTCCAAACATAAGCTCCAAAGCACCGCTGGTAGGCGTTGCATAAAAATCTGGATTTTGAGCTAAAATATTTTGAAATAAAGTTGAACCAGCTCTAGGAAGGCTGGATTGAAAGTAAATTTTCTTTCCCATAGTGTGTTAAAAGTTTCTTGTATTATTTTGGTTTATTTTCAAATGCTGTTCTAAATTCAGAAATCAAATCATCAATAAATGGTTTTAAAGATTCTTGGTCTTTTAAATGAAACCCCTCTTTACAAATAAATCTCACAAATTTATAATTATAAAATGAAATTAAAAAAGCTGGTAATTCTGGATTACTATTTGCTGGTTTTAACTTTAAAGCTTCATCAATCAAAGCATTTAATTTAGTTAAAGTTTCTGTTTGTACTTTCATACTAAATTCACTACCTAAAAATTGAGTTTCGCCATTAGCAAAAATATGGATTGAAAAATTATTCATTTTTTTTTATTTTTATTTATATAAATATATATATATTTTTTACACAACAATACATAACCTTCCGCCATCAGAAAATACAGCACCACTTGGAAGTCCAGAATAGGATGTGCAAATATCTTTTATTGATAAATTATTAACAAATAATGTACAATCTCTATCAGTAATTATTTTATTTCCAGCAATAAAACTGTAATTATTTACCACACTATTTGTTAAACCTCCAATTATACCCGAATAAGATGCTGTAATGCAATTTTGACTTCCGCCTCCAATAAAATTATAAGCACCACAAATGTTATTTTTATATCCTCCAGCAATAACATTTGTTGAGCCACATACTATATTATTATAATACCCACCTCCAATAAAATTTAAACTTGTATTAATAGCAATACATTGATAACCACCTCCTACTATTGTATTTTTGTTGCCATTTGCTATATTACATTTACCTCCACCTACAAATGTACAATCTCCTAAAGCTTGATTATTCAACCCTCCACCTACAACACTATTTAACCCACAAACTAAATTGCTTTGTCCTCCTAAAATAGCTGAACAATCTCCAAATACTTTATTATAATAACCACCAACAATTCCAGTATTGTTACCATAAGTAGCGTTTTTACAACCGCCACCTATAATTGATAAATTACTGCAAATTTTATTTAAATAACCACTACCAATAAATGATTTTTCCCCAAAAATACAATTTTGTTGTCCACTAACTATAGCTGAAAAACATCCAGTTGCACTAATATAATTTACACAACCACCTCCAATAAATGCAAAAGAAGATTCTACAGAATTTGATTGACCTCCAACAACACTAGAAAAGCAAGTGGTTTGACTAACAGTATTACAATTTCCTCCGCCAATAAAGCTTAAATTTCCACTAGCAGTATTATTTGTGCCACTTCCAATAAAACTACTATTACCTAAAGCTTTGTTATTATGACCGCCAACTATAGCAGAATAAGCATTATCTGTGCAATTATAATATCCACCTCCTATTATATTATAAACTCCTAAAGTACAATTTAAATAACCACCAACAATTGATGAAAATCTTTGACAGACTAAATTTAATTTTCCGCCTCCAATTACTGTAAAATCATCTCCTACAACATTTTGATAGCCACCTCCAATAAAACTTGATTTACAGTTTGCTATGTTGTATATACCTCCACCTATAGTTCCGTAAATACCCAGAACAGCATTTTCTTGACCTCCAATTATAGTTCCAAAATTACCGCAAATAATATTAGCTATTCCTCCTCCATTTACTGTATTACAAGCATAGCTATGATTAAACCTTCCGCCAGCTATTACACTAAAGCCATTTCCAGAATTGGTAGTATTTAGATTTCCACCTCCAATAAAATCAAAACAACTTTCCGTTTTATTAGAAGCACCACCACCTACTACAGACAAATTAGAATTATAGCAGTTAAAATTTGCAACACCTCCTCCAATTGTTGAGTAGAATGAAAGAGAATAGTTACTTCCTAAAACTGGTTGAATAGAACCTTCTCCAACTCCATTTTGAAATGGACTGTTTGTGCCACCGCCACCACCTCCAACGTAATTTGTAATAGGCTCTACATTTCCATTAATGTCCTTTAGCAATAATGCTCCGCTAATACCATCAACGAAAGTAGCCAAACTGTTTCCTACTGGAGATTTTATATTATTAGACTGCGACCTTGTTAAATTTGCCATTATTTATTTATTTTTTTTTTTAAACTATACATAATTGAGCTGTGCTTCTTCCTACTATATAATCCGCCCATACAGAACCTCTTGGCAATCCAATAGAGTTAAGCGGAATGTTTTTTATAGAAATATTATTTACAAACAAAAAACATTGTAAGTTATCAGCCACAACACCCTTTCCAATAACAGTATTATAACCATTGCAAATAATACTACAACTACCTACGCCTAAAATAGAACTTTTATATGATGCTAAATTACCACCACCTCCAGCTATAAAATTACATCCAGTTGTGCAACTATTATTGCATTTACCGCCTAAAATGACATCATAATTTGCTCTTGATAAATTACAGCAACCAGCACCTATAAAATTTTTATTTCCATAAACTTCGTTATTTAAACCACCAACTATTGCTGAAAGTCCAGCTGTAAATGTAACTACATTACTAGAGCCACCTCCGATAAAAGAAAATGGAGCAACTACAGCACTTAATTCGCCTCCAAAAATACTATTAAAATCGCCATAAGCTCCATTATACCTTCCACCACCAACAAAAGATGCCTCACAAAAATTTACATTGCCAGCACCAGAAAAAACAGAAGAACGATTACCTTGCACTAAATTGTTCTCTCCATTGCCTATAAAACTATTTTTAATAAGTTTATTTTGTGTAATAATATTATTATTTCCGTTTAATATAGTAGAATTGACAGCAAGAGATTGATTTTGATAACCAGAAACGATGGATGAATAAATATTAACAATATTATTTTGACCACTTCCTATAAAATTAATTCCATTAGTAGCCTCTGAATTTAAATTATTATTACAGCCATTAACTATTGATGAAGAATATGTGTAATTACTTCCTACTAATTGATTATTAAAACCATTACCTATAAAATTAAATCCTACATAAGCACCGCTACAAGCTATAATAGAATTACATTGTCCGTTTGCAATAAAATTGAAATTACCATAATTTTTATTATAGCAACCTCCAACAATTGTATTATTTTGTTGGCAAATTATATTTGACAAACCTCCTAAAATCGTTCCAGAATCAGAATTATTTTGATTATTTTTTCCTCCTAATGTTGTATTCCAAAAAAGACTTTGACAATCATTCATAATGTTATTAAAACCGCCAAAAACAACTCCTTGATTTACCGAACCCCTTCCAGTTGAATTTTGACAACCACCTCCTACAAAACCTTGATTTCCAGCAACATAATTTGAAAATCCTCCAATTATTGTAGTTTGAGAACCTAAATTACAGTTATAAGCTCCGCCTCCAGTAGAAGTGTTGATTGATGCGTAAGCTCCAACGCCAACACACGCAGAATAATTATGTCCACCTCCTAAAATTACGCTATCTAAACCTCTAATTTGACTGTAATAACCTCCTAAAATAACTGCATTAGCATTATCTCCAACAGAAGTATAATTTTGACATCCAGCACCGATAACCGAATTACAGCTATTTAATGTATTAAGATTTCCTCCAAATATAATACTACAATTACCATTATTTGCAATTTGATTATCAACTCCTCCATGTATAACTGAAAATGGCGTTCCAGAAACATTTGAATATGCTGGTAAAACTGGCTGAATTGCAGAGGGAATTATACCATACTTAAATGGACTTTGAGTAGGCGTTGAAGGCACATAATCCGATAGCGGTTGTACTTTACCATTAATATCCTTTAACATTAACGCACCAGTAATTCCATCAACATAAATAGCCAAGCCATTTCCATCTGGAGAGGCAATGTTATTAGATTGCGACCTTGTTAAATTTCCCATTTATATTTTTATTAAAATATTTTATCCCAAAACTTTAGAATTATTGTCCAAAAAACTCCAGCAACAATTCCACCGCCTACTACTTTTGCTTTCCAATTTTTATCCTTTTCAACATACTCTTTTAAATCAGAAACATCCTTAACCAATCCTATTTGACCGTATGTTTGGTCGCCAATAATTGTAGTGTCTAATTTACCTACTGTTTTATCAACAGCATCTACCTTATTGCTAAGATTTGTTAAAGCTCCTTTTATCCAGTCAATATCAGCACTTGATACAGTTATAGTTTCTTTTTTGGGTTGTCTGCTTAAAGCCATCTCAATAAATTTACAGTCCTAATTCCTCTAAATGTTTTGCAAGAGAAATATTTTTACCATTTTTAAATTTGTTGTAAAATGCCAATCCAATTGTATTTTGAACCTCCAAAATAAATGAACAAACATTTTCTAAATCATCATTTGTATCATCAGCGTACATCATCAATGATTTTTTCAAAAAAGGATTCGCCAATGCTTCGTACTGAAACAAATCCATTTTCTTATCCATGATTTGCAAAAAAGTAACTTCCTCTACTGCTTTAAAATTATTACACATTGTGTAAATAACCGTACCGCTAGGATTATCAGTTACTTTAATTTGAACTTGGCTTGCTGGAACTCCATAAACTTTTGCATATTTATTAATACCAGTAAGCATGATTTTTTTAACGATTCCCTCTATCATTTTAGTTGTTTTTAATAAGTTTCTTGGGTAAAATTAGCTATTTTATTCCTAAAAGTTTGCCAATAAAAGGATTTTTTTTAGCAAAGGCATCTACCTTATTGCTTAGTCCAAGTTCAGTTAATAAGTCTGTGGAATACTGAAATTGATTATTATTAAATTTCATTGTATAAGGAAGTCCTAAGAACTTAACCATTATGTAACCACTTACTTCTATATTTATTGGTTTTTTCTTTAATACATCTTGTAAAAAAGGAAAAATAGAAACCTTTGTTTCTTCTATATTAATCGTTCCAGTAGTTTTTAAAGTGAAAGAAGAATTTGGCATTACAGCAAAAGGCGTTGTGTTTTTAGCTGTTGCAAAATTTTTACCTCTAAAAAATAACTGCAAATCATATTCTCTAACCAATATTTCAAAGCTGGATTTATTAGTAATTTCCAACTCTATAGCAACATTGATGTTATCTTTGTCGTAGCTTTCAATTTGAAAATTTTTAATTTTATAATCGTATTGCAAAGCTTGATTTATTTGAAACTTGAAGTATCTATATAAACCAAATCCAGCAATTCCTAAGCCTCCAATTAATAATACTTTTTTCATTTTTTCTTTTTACCAATAAACATTATCATCACAAATCCAACTGTCAAAATAGCTCCGCCAATTAATAATCTTTGCTTAACCGCTAACTTGCTTTCTGCTTCAATTCTTTGAGCATCCATCGAGCTATATTTATCAATTGTATTCACTAAGCCTTCATTTCTAAATTGATTCATTCTTGGCTCGCATTTCTTTTGGTCATACTCCGCTTGCAATCCTTTTAAGTAGGCGTTATAAGTTTCAGCTTTACTAAAATCTCCTTGTCCATTAGCATTTTGAATAATTGCTCTAATTACGGTCATTTTGTAATCTAATCTAGCGCAATTTAACAAAAACAAATCTTGACTGCATCCATTTTTTTCAAAATCATTTTTTTTGTCTTTCAACTGCTTTTCTTTATCAGACAAACCTTTTTTATCCACAGACGAATTTTTTATTGCATCAACTTCTTTTTGAAGCGATTCAATATTATCAACAATTAATATACATTGATTTACGTTCATTTTTTCTTATTTAAAAGTATGTATAAAAATGCTAAAACAGTTATTGCACCAATTCCTATATAAATTTTTTGCTCAATCTTATTTTTTTTTAATACATCTTGCTCTTGTATAATAGCGTAATCAGTAATTAATTTTCCGCTTTCATCAAGTTGTTTATTTTCAATTTCTTGTAAACAAAATTTTGATGCAAATTCTTTTTCGTATTTTAATCTAGTATCTTCCAGCTTGCTTATATAGTAACCATCCATATCTTTTTGTCTGGCATTATATACTTCATCTCTAATTTTTTTTATGACAGCATCAGTTTCAATACAGTTTTTTGGAGCGTTAGCTCCAAAGTATTTTTTTTGAATATCTTTATCTACATAATCCGTTAAAGCTGACATACTATTTTTTATTTACTATTTTATTGAAAAAAAATATTGTTGCCACAACTCCAATTAACAATAATGAATATTGAAGCACTTTTTTATTTTGAAATTGAGCTTCCTTATCAATTTGTTTCATTTGGTCGCTCTGTTCTTTTAGTGAAGAATTAAGACTGCTTAATTCGTTTACATCATAATAAACTCCGCTGGTTGTTGGTGTAGGCATTGCTAAATTATTTAGTTAAGGAAATTACATCCTCTCTTACATAAAAACTATTTTTTGTTGTAATAGGCACATTCCACCAACTTTCTGAATCATTTATTGATTTTACTGCCTCTGCAGATGGATTTATTAAAATCCATTTATAAACGTTTCCTTTTGGATTTTTAACCTTTCCAGTATCCTCTACAACATCAGTTACAGTTCCAATTAAAGTTCCTTTTGATGTTATCTTACCCCCTAAAGTATTATTTGCTATTGTGCCATTATTAACGAAACTTTGCGTTCTTGGATTAACATTGTCAATCTTTGAAAAAACTTGTTTGTTAAGTAATTTTGATTTAGCTACAGAAAGTTTAGAATCTAAAATTTCAGCTAATTTTGGGTCAATAAGATATTGGTCAGCGGATATGTCGGTTGTGGTATTGCCTCCATCTGGAGCTTCAACTTTTTGAACAAACTCATTATTCAATTTTTTCTTTTTTGTAATAAGCACATAAGCAACTACCGACAAGGCAATTGCTAATCCAGAATACAAATACATTTTCTTATTTTCCATCTTTTACTTTTTTGCTTGGTCAATTTTCAACATCAACTCGTCATAATCTTTTTTCAAAGCTGGGTCAGTACTAATATCTTTTACATTAGCTCTTTTGACTGCTAAATATAAAATGCCTAAAACCAATATTGAGGTCGTAGCAATTATTATGGTTTTTTTATTTTTCATAATGTTATTAATTTGCAACTGATGAATGTTGTTTTAGTATATAATATTTTCCATTTACCTTTTTAATTATAAATGAATATCTTGCTTTTACATTTTGTGTAATACCTTTTTCCTTATACTGAAAATTATATAAACCAGTAAAAACAGTAGCACCATTTAGTTCAGAAATTGTTGGATTACCAATAAATTCAACTTTCAATTCATCTTTAGTAAATAAATCTTTAAAATAATTTCTAATCTTATTTTTATCATCTAAAATATCTCCAAAAGTAGAAACTAAAATTCCATCATCTGAATAATTGTCAACTATAGCATCTAAATTTTTATTTTCTAAATTATTCTTCCAATCTAAAAGAATATTTTGTGGATTTTTAAATTTAGTATTTTTATAACTTTTAACTATTAAATACAAAAAAAATGCTCCTATGCCTATTAACAATAAATTTTTATTTTTCATAATTATTTCTTTTTAAATGTGTTATAAGCATAAAAACCTCCATAAATAACAGCTCCAGCAACAGCAACTCCTAAAATAGTTTTTACTGTTTTGCTAAATGTATTACCCCCAAATGTAGATGTAATAGTGTCTAAAGCTCCACTTAAAACCTCTCCAGCCGAACCATAGGTATTTAATACTGGCTTAAATATTCCAGCATTAGCATAAGGGTTTAGATTATTAGAAGCTACATACTGTCTAAAATCTCCATCAAATGTTCTACAATTTAGATTTGAGCTAAATTGTCCAGATTTTGCATAAGAATAATTCCAGATGTAGTTAGCAGTTTCTTTTCCAAAATGTTGAACCAACATTTTATGCCATTGAATCCAATCGGCACAATTCCAAGAATTATCTATACCCCATTCATCATAGTCTGGTGCTGTATTCCAAGTCGTAACACTCATTTTTAAGCTGTTTTTTTAGGTGCTTTAATAACTTCTATGATTTCTTTAATTTTATCCAAAGCTGTTATGTAAACTGGCTCGGTTGCTGGTGCAGTAGTTGTAGAATCATCTACAGTTTGAGGCGGTGCTAAATTAATAACGGTTGACTGTTGAGATTTTTTAGAATAAAGATAAATCCCAGTTGCAACTAATACTCCTCCAATAATATAATATGCTGTATGTTTTTTCATTTTATTTAGTATTTAAATATTCTGTTTTTTCACAATATCCATTACAAGGTGCTTTTACGCAAATTGGTTGAACCCATGTATAGCCATCTTTTCTTTTGCAAGATTCTAGTGTTTCTATTTTTTTTGGTTTTGTGCTGTTTTTATCTTTGATGTACTTATAAACGATAAATCCAAGATAACCAATCCCAGCTAAAACTCCAGCTCTTATCATAAGTTTATTAGCTTTCATAATTGTTATTTTTTATAAGCAAAAAATTGATTATACGAATTTAATGTAGCACTAGTTTTGCCAGTTACATTTTTTAATCGAGCTTCGGTTAAAGAACCAAATATTCCATCAACCACAAGTCCACCTTTTAATGCTCGCTGTAATATTTTAACTTCCTCTCCCTTGCTACCTTTAGCCAATACTAGGTCATAATCAGCACCAGATTGTGTTGTAGTGTCGGTTGTTGAAACATCCGCAGACTTTAATTTTTTTCTTTTAAAAAGATAGATAGCTCCAGCTCCTACAAGCAAAGCAGATACAATTAATATTTTTTTTCTATTTGTCATTTTTTTTGCTTTTTTTTTATTTTTATCGAATTACCATTTTATTTTTCTCAAAGTTTTTAATAAAATTATCAATTTTATCAAATCTTTTTTTGTTATTTTCATTTGGAGCATCTTTAAAAACCTCTAAAAATGCTTGATAACCTTCAATTCTAGGGTAGCCAAGACCTAAATAAATCAACAATCCATTAATATCGGCTTCCGATTCATCATCCATGTTTTCATTTACGTAAAAATGACTAAACTCATGGCAAAGGATTGCAAATCGCATAGGAACTGTATAAGTGTCAAATTGCTTTTTAGCTACTTGAATCCTTCCAGTTACTCTGGATATTCTAGCTGGCGTTGTAAGTTGCCTACCATCTTTATTTACAATTACTGGTAAATACTCAATCATAAATTCTCCATTATCAGATTGATATGATTTTTCAGTTTCTAAATAAGGAGCGTTAAAACAAAATCTTTGAGCAAAATCCACAAAATGAGCTACGCTTCTATTTTTAATATCAACCATATCCATTCTTTTTTCCAAAGGAGTTTTGTCGATTGATACTACTTCAATATTTTGCTCTTGCTCGTTAGGAGTATTGCCTTTTTTATCATCGTAAATACTTAAAATTACCGTATTGCTAGTAATTGGCATCCTTATGTAAAAAGTTTCAGTTGTAGATACAGTTTTATATCTGTCGGTAAATACAATTTTAGGCTTTGCTTCATCGTAAATTTTTATGCGCACTACTGTTGGTTGTTTACAAGCAATTTTTACGCAAAGGCACATTTCATCGTATCTAGTTTGGATTCTAAAATTCATAAACTACCTTTTTTTGTTATAAAATTTGTATGCAATAACTCCGCCAATTATTAATACACTTGAAACTAAAATCCATTTATTTAAACCAAAAACTAAATTTTTATTTCTAGTTTCTACAATTGGCTTATTTAAACCAATAACATCTTCAAATTTATGACTTTCAATACCTAAGGTATCTTCAAATTTAGTTGTATCTAAATCATCTTTTACCTTGCCATCAACTCCAAGTTCTTTTTGAGGGAAGTTACCCTTTAGGACTTCTCTATCCAGCCATTCCTTAAACGTAAGAGAGGAATTGCTTTCTTTCCAAAGTTGATTTTTACTTTTTTTAAAATTCTCCATTTTTATGCTTTTGTTGTTCCTTGATTTTTTTCAGCTTTAATTTCTTGGTAGGCTTTATAATACCCATTATACAGATACGACAATGCACCAACTCCTAATGTTATTAAAACTACTCCAATAATTTGCCTTTGTGTCATAATGATATTATTTTTGGCTTTTTTTCCAAGCTTTACCAACAACCCACACCGTTGCAAATAAAACTACAAGACCAGTTCCAACTCCTATTAAATAGTTTGTTGTATTTTTATTACTAGAATTATTAAAAAAGTTTTCCATTTTATAAAGATATAAAAAATTAATTATTGCTGGCTTTTTTTCCAGCCTTTACCGATTACATAAGAGTAACCATAGACTACTGCGAATGATAACGCTAATCCTAATATTGCTCCTAAAATATTTGATTTTTTCATTATTATCATTTTTTAATTATGATTTATCAGCTGGCAATTCTCCAGTTTTTTCTTTTGATTCGTGTTTCATATTATATAAATAATACGCTAATCCTATCACTAAAGCTCCTATTAAAAGCATTTTTGTTTGTTTTTTCATAAATTTATTTTTTATTAACAATCATAGCGGTAGCTACGCCACCTATTACAGCTCCAATAAGTCCGCTTACATAAATGTTTTTATTTTTGTAATACCCAACCATTAGACCTAATACCAATCCAGTTACAGCACCATTTACAGATGCTTTGGTAGTTAGTAAAAGAATTTCTCTTTTATCCTTACTTACAATATCTTTGACTTCTTGAATGTAATTTTTATTATTGTCATTCATCGCATTATTTTTTTCTAGTTACTGCAAAAATTACAACCGCAAATAAGACTAATGCACCTATTCCAAGACCAACATATAAAGCTGTATTTCCGCTTGCTCCAGCTTTTTGGCTATTAGCCATTAATTGAGCTTGTTTTGTTCTTTCTTGTTCAATAGCTAGTTGACCTTCAACATTTTTAGCAACAATATCCGACTGTTGATTTAGCCTATCTTTTTCTTGTTTTGAGCCAATTAAACCTCCAACTACTGAAAAAAAAGTGCTAACACCACTACTTAACAAAGATTGCCCAAATCCAGACGAAAAAAAGCCAGTTGATGAACCTCCAGTTGATGATGTACCAGATGATGCTGTTCCGCTATAATTTGGAGGCGTATAACCTATACCAGAGGGTAATGTATTGTTACCAAAATTATAAATTTTGTCCATAATTTATATTTTTTTTTAGATTACTTGTTGATTTAATTCTACAAAATTAGCAAAATCTACTTTAAAAGATTCAGAGGAAGTTAAGCCATTAACTACAGCAGTTACTAATTGAGAAGTATTATAATTGCTTGCATCTACAACCACCCCATTAAGTGTCAATAGATTAGCTACTTGATTTGGAAACAAGGCTACTGTTCTACCAATTATAACCGCTAACATATCTTGTTGTTCCATTATGCTTTTGATTTTAATTTTTTAACTACTAAATAAATAACCGTACCTATCAATCCTAAACCTAATACTGTTAGTCCAATTGTAGCTCCAGTACTCATTCCATTTGATTTTGCTCCAGTAGCACCTTGATTTTCTTGTTCAGTAAGTTTTACGCTGGCATTAGCTAAATCTCTTTTGGTTTTGTTAGAATCTAATTGCAAATAACCATTAAATCCAGTTTGAAGTAAAGCTAAACCTTGACTTAACAAACTTCCGCTTGTTTTAGGTGTTGTTGTGCTTTCTGTCTTAGCTGTTGTTGAATCTCCACACAGCAATTTAAATGATGTTGGAGAATCAATTTTATTTTGTGAGTTTGAGCAGTAATCTCCATCTGCATTTGCATATACTCCAGTCATATTTAAAGTCATGTTTTTAACAACATTTTTGTCAAATAATAACTTTAAAAACTCATTTTTAAATGATTTTGATAATTTTAATGTAGAAGTTACAAGTAAAGCCAGTTGCATATCATCTGCATTTACTGGAGTATCTACATTGTATTTTTTTAAAAGAGCTACAACCTCATTTCTATTGTTTTTAACAACATACATAATACCGTATGCTCCGAAACTTGATAAAGACTTACTCATTTTGATTATTTTTTATAAATTAATGCAGTAACTATAAATAATGTAGCGACAACTAAAATCACATTGGTTTGATGTGCAATTACATCGTTTTTTGGTGCTGGCGGTGTTTCGCTACCACTAGCATTATAAAAATGTTCTTGAACTTTTGATTTGCTCTGATTATTACAATTTCCGCAACTACATTTTGATTCTTTAGGGTCTGAATTTAATTCTAAAATCAAATCCTTTTCTGGATGAAGCTCCATAACTTTTCTTAAAGCTGGCTCTCCAACATTTGAAACTAGCTCTCTCAAGCTTACACCCAAATCTCTATTATCGGCTACTTCATAACCAAATGAATTGATAACTCTTATAGCTCCAGCTGGGTCGTTTTGAGCAACATATTGATAGACTGTCATAATTAATTTTTTATAAAAAAAGGCAAGTAGAATTGAATCATACTTGCCCCTTTTCAATTATACAATAATTCGGTTTTATCTCATTAAAAGATAATTACGATGTAATTCTAATAGTTTGCCCATTAGTTACATTCGGACTACCAAATTGTCTTGTAACAGTATTTCCACCTAATACACGAGCAAGGTTTACGTTGTCTGCTGGGTAGAAGTACAATTTAAGAGTTGAACCAGCTAAAATGTTACGAATAACAAGTCTAGTGAAACCATCAATTCTGTATGCGTATTTCATCGCAATGATTGATGTTTGTTGCTGATATGGGTCAATTGTAGGCACAAGTGTTTTTTGCGCTAAATTACCATTGGCATCTCTAGTGTTTACTGAAATAGTTTCCAATACTTGATTGGTTGTTGCAGATTGGATGTAAGTCAAACCTACAGAGTAAGGGTTGTTCATAAACTGATACAACATTTCACGATAGTTAACATCGGAAATACCAGAGCTAATTGTAACTGAACCAATTACTAAATCTCCATTAGCTGTAAAACCAGCGTTGTTGATGTATTGGTAAGAACCTAAGACTTCAAAGTTTGGAACTGATGCTCCAGATGTTGAAGTAATATTTACGATATACGGTTGCGATTGTTGAGTGTTACCGCCCATTCCTCCACCAGCGTTGAAAAAATCATCTCCAGTAAAGCTCATGTCGTCTGCAAAACCATCGGCATTTGAGAAAGATTCCATTGCTCTGTTTTGAGCATTGGCTAAATACTTGCGAACATTATTCATGTTTTCTTATTTATAAAATTTGACTTATTTTTTTTTACTAATTTGTTGAAGCAACCATAGGTACTTCTATTTTACTTTTTAAAAACTTACGTTCAAATGCATTTGCAAGCAATACGCCTACAACTACTACTAAAATAGCTTTTCCTAAAGTCATTACTTCCGTTTTCATTACACAATGATTTTTAATTACAATTTTTATTTTTTATGATATTAATATGCACATACAATATCATTTTTCAAAAGTATAATAAAATAATATTTTTAAAACAACTTTTTATAAAAATAAACTGAACAACTCAATTTACAGAATGTTTCATTTATTTTGTTAAATAAAGCACTCCGCCACCCAGCAAAGCTATGAAAGTGGTTATTTTATAAAATGCAGATTTACGAGTAATTTTATCTAAGTCAGACTTGTATGTTTTTGAAATCTCCAATTGATTTTTATATTGCTCGTCTTTAGTCTGAATGATAAAATTAAAATTGTCAATTTGCTTATCTTTTGCATTAATAACGCTGTCTTTAAAAGCAACTTTTTTTTGAATTAGCTTTAAATTTTGCCTTACCAATTTAATTTCGGCTTTACAAACATCTCCAGAAACTAAATCGTTGCCAATCTTCTTAGCTATGGATGTATCAATACATACCAAACACGATTCTTTACTTTTTATTTTTGTATCTGTCTGTGAAATAGCGTTCCCACATACGAGCATCATAAGACTTAAAATTATCCAGTTTGCTTTTTTCATCTTTTTTTAATTTATCAATTTTATTATTGTTGTCGTTGATACTTTTATCAACTTTAGAAATGGCATCATTAAAATCATCAATCTTATCTTGAAGCTTACGATTGCTTTTATAAGCATCATCAACTGTAATTTGCAAATCCTCTATTTTTTTTTGAAGATATTTAACTTTGTCGTTACCGCTGTAAGTATTAAAAATATTAAAAAAAAGAAGTATAATTATACCCAATAAAAAAAAGTATATTGGTGTAACTCTCTTTGATATTTGTAAATACAAATTTTCCATACGTTAAATGTTTAATGAATAATTTTTAATTATTTTTTTTCTTGTGTAGCGTATTTAATACCCATAATTGTACCAACTATTGAAAATGCGTTAGTTAATAAAACACTGAACATATTACTCCAAGTAGAACCAATTATTTGAGTTTCTTTATTTGTTACTATAGCCAGCCAATACAATATAGTAGTTACAATTCCAACACCAATTATTACAGCTAAAGCACATCTAACAATTATTTTTATTAATTCACTTTGACTTTTTTTTATCATTACATCTAAATCATTCAAAGCATTATTTTTTTCTATTTCTATTGAATCTTTAAGTTGTTTTGAATTTTCTAATTCAACAGTCAAGCTACTTGTAAGTTCATCTATTTTATTTTTATTATTTATAGATTGAGTAACATCAGTTGCAATTTTAACTACTTCTGTAATATTCCCTTTACTGTCAAATACTGGATTATAAGATGCTTGTAAATATACCGTAGAGCCATCTATTTTTTTTCTTTCAAATATTCCATCAAAGAACTTACCGTTTCTTAAATTTTCCCAAAACTTTATATATTCATCAGACTGTGAATACTCATAGCTTACAAAAATACTATGATGCTTACCAATCAGTTTATTTTTTTCATTTGATTTATACCCCATAATTTTTAAAAATATAGAGTTTACATCTAATATGAATCCATCTGTATTAAAACTAATAAAGGCAGTACTTCGGTTAATTGCTTCTATCTGTTTCTTACTACTAACAATTTGAGTAATGTCAGTAGCAATTTTCATTATTTTAGTAATAACATTTTGTTCATTAAAGATAGGATTGTAAGTTGCTTGAAGGTTAATAATACTTTCGTCTTTTTTTCTTCTCTCAAATTCTCCTTGATAAAACTTACCACTTCTTAATATATCCCAAAATTTTTCATATTCAAGTGATTTTGCATAATCTTTACACACAAAAATGCTATGATGTTTTCCGATAAGCTCTTTGTGATTACCAGCACCATACCCCATTACTTCCAAAAAAATGTCATTGACACCTAATATAACGCCATTAAGGTCGAAGTAAATAATAGCATTACTCCTATTAATCGCTTCAAGTCTGCTCAATAACTCCTCTTTTGATAAGTTTTTCATTAATTATAAGAACTATAAAAAATTACACATAAGGCTCGTATGCAGTTTTACCACCACTTTTAATTGCTCTTAAAATTTGCTTACGTTGTTTACCATTAGATTCAAATGAAACGTGAACCCAATCTGGAGCATCTTTTGTTCCATACTCCCAAATTAATTGGTCAAAGTTTAAATGAGATTTAATGAAGTCAAAAACCATTTTATTGGTAACTCCATTTGCACTTCCATCCATATCAATATCAATAGCTTCTCCAGAACAATGCTGGCTTGTTAAACTTCCACCAATTGCGGTGTTTAAAGCTTTGCTTCTATATCCACTTGAAATATGAATTGGTACTGCAAAATTTTTTCTAATTGGCTCAAATATATTTTGTGCTAATTTTTTAAAGTTTTCCAAATGCTCTGGAGTTGGCGTATTGTCAATACCTTTTCTTTTTGCTAAATCACTTCTTGTAACTTCTGCTAAATCTAAATGCTCTGATAATTTCATAATTTTTACTATTCTTTATTATTTTTTTTTCCAAATATTCTTTCTGCACCAGTAATTCCCAACGCTCCAAAAGACAACAATGCTACTGCGTTTATCAATGCTTCGCTTGGTGCTTGGTCTAAATGACTAAAGCTATTTGCAAACAAAGTTACAAATAATGTTATTGAACCAATTATTCCAACAAATCTTTTTGAACTTGGCTCATTACCTTCACAAAATAATTTTGCAACAAATCCTTTTTCTTTTTCTTCTGATTTTTTTTCTAATTTTTTTTCCATTTTTTTCCATTTTTTTTTTAAAATTATGATTAATCCAAATAGTAATTTATTATTCTTTGTTTTTGGTATTTAACCGCTGATTCTGGAGTATGAACCTTAATTCCTTTTCCCAAATCTCTTTTTTGCAACATAGGAGAAATTATTTTTCTGTAATTCTCTGAAATGTATTGCTCAACTACAAATTCAAATTTTTTACGATTAATACTTTTAATTTTTTCATCCTCAATATCCACATAACAAAAATATCTTGGATTATTAAATTCATGGTATTCTCTATTTACATAATTCTCAACAAGTTTTAGCATTTCATATTTGTCCTCAAATTTGTTTCTATGCTTATCAACGCTATCGGTATTTTTATGAAAACGAATCCAACTAAGATTTTGCCATATTTTTGGCGAAACTCGACCAACTGATTGGAAGTGTAATATAATATCGGTATCGGTATGTCTGTTAGTACAGATAGCACCAACAAGGTCATTTGGAAGGTAATCCGATATGTATCGGTTAATATCTTCAATAAGCAGTAATCCACCTCTAAAATCGTTTAATATTTTAAATAAAACTTCTTGAATTTCATTAATTGTCATTCTTTGTCCATTATCGTGAAATGGTCTAATTCGTCTGGCTTCAATCTTAGGGTGTGCTGAAAACCGCATTACATCTGACAATTTTAATGCTCTTAAATGTTCAAATTCGTCATTTACATCTAATACCAAAACCCTTCTTGGAGCAACTCCTTTGGCTGGGTTTCCAATAATATATTGAGCAATCATCTTATTTGTTGTATAAGTTTTACCACATCCTTTACGCCCAACAGCAACGCCTAGTTTTGGCTCTCTTTCTTCCATATTAATAAGCTTTATGAATCTTGTATATAAAATAAATCATCCAGCAAATAAACAACAGTAGTAAAACTATATAAGCATTACTACCATTGTTATTGTTATTTGAATATTTACTTATCATTACTTAGTTCCTCTTGTGTTTCTTGGTTTCTTTGCACTTGTAGTTGTTCTTTTTCTAACTGGTTTTTTAGGCTCGTTAGATAGCTTTTCAAGTTGTGCTAAAATATCTGGGTCGCCAAATTTAGGCATATTATCTGGCGTTTGAGTTTCTTTTACAAATCCTCCATTATTTTGTAAATTTGAATAAACGCTTCCTCCTTCCTCTGGCTCAAAATATTGTAATTGCTCCTCTAAATTTGTTTTAGTCTTTCTTGGTTTTTTTGGCACTACAACTTCTTGGTCGCTAAATGATTCATAAAATTCGATATTTTCCTCTTTAGTATTTGAAGCTGGTGTTTGAGTTGGTGCTGGAGATGGTCTTTGTGCGCCATTTTCTCTCAAAGCTTGAGTATTTGCTTTTAATGAATCCAAAATGCTATTAGAAGTTTTTCTTAACATAAAAGCTTGAGCAGTTTTAGTACCTAAATCGGTAACAAAATAATAAGCCAACAATTGCTCGTCAGTCATTCCAATGCCTCTTTTTTTAAATACTCGAATTAAAGGAGGTCTTACCTTTTCCTTAAAATCGTCAGAAACTTCAAAAGCATCTTTAATACTACCATTAAATTCTTGAGCAAATTCTTTTACTTGTAAATTTCCGCTTTCAGTAGCCAACTCAATGTTTGGGTCAATTTCTCCTTCATTAATAAGCGCATCTAATTTACTTTCGCTAATTTCTGGAAGCTTACCTAAAAATCCACAGCCTTTTTCGTAAATATCCAAAGTCATTTCAGCCATCATTTCAGCTCCCATAGACTTTTCTTTGCCATCTAATTCGCTAAATGATTCATTAAATTGTCTTTCTGGCTCTTTTTCTTTTTCTTCTTTTGGATTAAAATCATCAAATGAAGGAGCTTGAAAAGTAGGTTCTTCTAAATCGGCTACTACTTCTGCGTTTTCAAAAACCTTATGCTGGGTGTACGACCTTTTTTTTACTGGCGCATCTAATGGAGAAAAATCTTCTAAAATTTCTACTTCTGGTGTTTCTTGGCTATTCATTTGTTATTAATTTTAAGTTGTTATTTATGTTTTTAATTTTTTGAATTATTAGAATGTCAGATTTGTGATTTGGGTTTAACTCACTTACTTCTTTTGAGTAAATTGAAACTAAATTGTTTGGTTTTTTAATTAGGAACGAAATATCAGCAACATCTAGTTTTAAATGTTCTTTTAAAATCATAGCGGTAATACCGATTGCATATCTTCTATTGTTTTTACGAGTTCTGGAGTAGAAGTCGTTTACATCAATATTAAATTCTTCACATACAATTTTTATAATTGCAATTGATTGCGATTTTATATTTTCATCTAAGTCGCTACCATTTTCTCTGGCAATTTTCAAAACTTCTAAAAGCCTTTCAATGCCTATTAACTGAATAGTTTTACTGACTTCTGCAAAAATACTTGAAATGTTATTTGTTTCTTGGTTCATTTTCGATTGTTTTTATAGTGTAGTCTTGGTTTTTATCATATTCCGTATTTTTTTGTAAACTTTGGATGCTTTAAAATTTCTTTTCCTACTGTTATAGCAAAATCGTTATCTGTTGGATAATGCAGTCCTAGAGATAATCTGCTATAAGAAACATCGTCAATCATATCTTTGCAAAATTGAAATTCATTTGGAAACTTATTAGCAATTACATTTAAAATAACATAAGCTTGTAAAGTATGTCCAGAAGGATAAGAAGGAGTGCTAGCTGAATAACTTGTAATAGGAAATAATTTTAGCTTGTAGTATTGAGCTAATTGATTAGGTCGTGGTCTTTGAAAATGATACTTGAGCTTTAAAATAAGACTTTTTAAATCTTCAATAATGTCTAAGCATAAGGAATCTACATCAATTCCTTTTTGCTTGAATGTTGTAATTATTACTTGCGATAAACTTCTATCATACGCCTTATATCTGGTTAAAAATGCTTTATTTGAATCATCAACAATTGTTTTTGTTAAATCTACCAATTCATTTAATTCATCTTTAACCAGCTCTGAATCATTAAAAGGAAAAAAATCCTCTTTTAATTTCAAATATAAGTCGTCTATATAAGAAGGCTGGTCAATAATCCTTTTTAATTCTTGTGTTGGGTTTCCGTAAGTTACTTGGTTTAAATTCATTTTTTTTTAGCTTTGCATACAACTATTCATAAAATCATCACTAAACTTTTGTCCAGCTTGGGTAGATGCAAATCGCATGGTAGAAGTTTCAGCTAACAACTTTGCTTGGCAATCAGCTTGCTTAACAGCATCAATAGCAACTTCTTTTACATCGTTTACAACTCCAGCTACATTTTTTTTACTCCAGCTTCTTTTCGATGCGATGTAACCAATGGCAATTCCTCCTACTAATAATAAAATATCTTTAGTTTTCATTATTGATTATGCAAATCTTGGAATATTGCTTTTTCCGCCTCCTAAAGTTGGTTCAGTTGTGTCTTTTGCAACAAATTGTTGTGTTAACACTCTTACGTTTCCATCTTTATCAACTACCGCTACTTCTCCTTTTGCTAATTTAGGTGCTTCTGGTACTGATGCTACAGTTTGTTTTTTGTTTTTGTACATATAAAACACTACTGCTACAGCTACTAAACTTCCAACTATTAATAAATTTTTCTTTTTCATTTTATTTTAAATTTAAATTAATTTTTATCTTGATTGTTCTAATTGTTTTAATGCTTCCTCTACCGATACTGTTCGAGAATCAATACGAGCATTATTTATTTTTGTTACGATTAGATATGTTGCGTAAACGCCTACTCCTAATCCTAATCCAATTGCCGAATATACTAAAACTTTTTTCATTATTCTACTTTTTAAGCTACTCTACCAAATGGCAATAATTTTCTAACTCTTGCAATGTTGCCTTTCATTAAAGCAACATATTCACTTGGCTTCATTGTTGAATATCCAGCTTCAACTAACATTTTAATTTGCTCCTCTGGACTTTTAGCATTAAGTCTGGCATTTTTATATCTGTCTGACATTAACACTTTAAAATGCTGTTTAATTCCCTCTGTAGGGTCTGTAAATTTAGCAAATTTTACATTAGTTATTAAAGTTTTTCTACCCTTGACAACTTCGGTTGTATCAGCTGTTACAAACCCTTCGTGAACATCTGGATTGTATTTAATTCCAGCAAAATTATTGCTAATAATTCCAGTCTTTTTATCAGTTGGCAAATTTCTTCCGTAACCGCTTTCAAATATTGATTGAGCTATGATTCCACTTAAAAACAAATTAGTTCCTTTTACCGCATTAATAAAGGCAACTCCATACTTATCAACAAAATATCTAACCTTTGTATCGGCATCAACATAATTGTTAAACGTAGGTTTATCTAGTTTATCTAAATAAGCAACCAATTCTTCATTGGTCATTCTATCGTAATCAGATTTTGATTTTAAACTTGCCATTTTTACAAAGTTAGTTTTACAATTTCAGATAATGGAGCAAACTTAGATAATTTATATCCTAAAGGATTTATAAGCTTATTAATTGTAGCTATAGCAACTGCATTTTTTAAGGACATACAACTTTTATATGCCCAATCTCCATTCCATCCAGCTTCTTTTGGAGGACAATCAGAGCCTAAGCCAATTGTATATTTTGTTTGAATATTTAACGCTTGCTGATATTTATTTTGTTCTATTATTTGATTTTGATTTTGTGCAATTTCATCAATAGTTGCTGGAGGAGCAGTATTGTTTTGATTTTGACTTGCAGAATTTGTTCCGCTATTAGAAGTTCCAGCTCCACCACCAATTTTTGTAAGTGAATTTGAAATCATTCCAGTTCCAGCATTTTTGTTTTTAATCAAAAAAAAGTATGCTCCAACGCCTACTGCAACTAATACGCTACCTACGATTAAAGTTTTCGTTTTCATATACTACAGCGTAAGTTTTACAATTTCAGATAATGGCGCATACTTAGATAATTTATATCCTAATGGATTAATTTCTTTGTTAATTGAAACATACGCTTGTAGTGATTCGATATTTATGCACTCATCATAAGGACTTTTTTGAAATAGATTTCCAGAAGTGTTTCTTCTATCTAATCCAGCGCATTTATTATTCATATTGTTCACATATTTTTGCTGAATATTTAAAACTTGCTGATATTTATTTTGCTCAATAATTTTGTTTTGATTTATTGAAATTTCATCAATAGTCGCTGGAGGAGGTGCTTCGGTTTGACTTTGAGTACCAGAGGTAGATGTACCGCCTCCAGTTGTTGCTCCAGTACCAACAGATGCAAGTCCGTTTGGAATTAATCCAGCTCCAGTATTTTTGTTTTTAACCAAAAAAAAGTATGCTCCAACGCCTACTGCAACTAATACGCTACCTACGATTAAAGTTTTCGTTTTCATATACTATAGAGTTAGTTTTACAATTTTACCTTTACGAGAATCATAAACACCATCTTTTAACTTATAACCCAAAGGATTAATTTCGTTATTAATATTTATAGTACATAGTTTGTCCATTAAACTATAATCATTTCCATGTAAAGCATCATTATGCCACGTAAATTTTTTTATATATTTTTTCTGAATATCTAATGCTTTATTGTAATTTATTTGGTCTGAATTTAATACTTCGGATTCTGTTATCGTTGTATTATTATTTGTCGCTCCAGATAATAATGTTGGGTCGCCAGTAGAAACTACTGTTTTAGCATTTTTGTTTTTAAACAAAAAAAAGTATGCTCCAACGCCTACCGCTACTAATACGCTACCTACGATTAAATTTTTTGTTTTCATATACTACAGCGTAAGTTTTACAATTTGAGATAAAGGATTGCTCTTGGTAGATAATTTATATCCTAAAGGATTAATTTCTCCTTCAATTTTCATAGCAGAATATAAATAAGTAGCTCCCCAACATCTACTCGGTTTAGCTTCACACTCCCAATCCATAGCAGAATGGCATACAGGAAATTTACATAAATCTTTTGGATAATTCGTGTATTTTTTTTGAATTTCTAAAGATTTATCATAGTTTATTTTATCTGTATTTAATACTTCGGATTCTGTTACAGATACATTACTACTTGTTGCTCCAGATAATAATGCTGGGTCGTTAGTAGAAACTAAAGTTCCAGATGATGATTTGTCATTTTTAGGTGCGCCAGTTATTAATACAGCTCCAGCATTTTTGTTTTTAACCAAAAAAAAGTATGCTCCAACGCCTACCAATACTAAAACGCTACCTACGATTAATGTTTTTGTTTTCATATACTACAGCGTTAGTTTTACAATTTCAGATAATGGTTCAATACCGTTAGATAATTTATATCCCAAAGGATTTATTTCTTTATTAATTTTTGCAACAGCGTTTTGTTTTTTTGAAGATATACAAGTTTCATATTCCCAACTTTGATGCCATCCAGATTGTTTTGGAGGACAATCAAAATATAAACCATTTGTATATTTTGTTTGAATATTTAAAACTTGCTGATATTTATTTTGCTCTATTATTTGATTTTGATTTTGTGCAATTTCATCAATAGTTGCTGGATGAGCAGTATTGTTTTGATTTTGACTTGCAGAATTTGTTCCGCTATTAGAAGTTCCAGCTCCACCACCAATTTTTGTAAGTGAATTTGAAATAATTCCAGTTCCAGCATTTTTGTTTTTAATCAAAAAAAAGTATGCTCCAACGCCTACTGCTACTAATACGCTACCTACGATTAATGTTTTAGTTTTCATATACTATGTTTTTTGATATTTTTTACCCAACGCTTTTTGAACATTGTATTTAACTTCCTCTACATCTCCAATTAAATTGTCAAATTCTTCTCCAGTCGGAGCTTCATCTAAGTTTTTAATTGCTTTTCTATAGTAAACAATACCATAAATTGAAACCGTAACAAGCAAAAGGCTTATTAGGATGTCCTTCATATTCATTTTAGGCTTGGCTACCGATTCCATTGCGCCTCCAGTTTCCATTGTTTGTGCTGATGCTTGCGGTGCAACAGCTGGTGCTGGTGCTTGTGCTGGTGCGGTTTGCGGTGCAATATCTGGTGTAGTTTGCGGTGATTCCATAAATTATTTCTTTTTAATTGATGCTATTATCAATGCTAATCCTAATAATCCGCCTAATCCAGCGTATGCAAGTTTGTGGTCTTGCAAGTGTTGTTTTATGTTGCTTGGTTTTTTATCGACAGCTTGTGTCGGTTTTGATTGTGGTGTAATTACAACTTCATCAAGAAGTATGTTATCTTCTTCCATGATGATTTTTTTGTCTTGTAATTCGCTGGCTTTAAAGTATTGAGGTTTAAAACCTTGATAGCTTATTCTAAATTGTGAATCTGGCTGTATGATTTCATTATCCAAACTAAAATCTCCAAATTCATTTGCGGTTGTTCCAAATTTATTAATTTGACTTCCAGTTACAATTGTAATATTTGCTAAATGCAAAGGCTCTTTTGAGAAGTCTAATATTTTTCCACTTATCTTCATTTTGTCTGTCCTCCAGCAGTTAATCTTTTAATCGTGTACCAGTTTACAATTGCTCCTAATGAAAACGAAACAATACCTACCACAACAAAAATTGTAGAAAGGTGCTTGTGCAACTGCGTGTTCACTTCTTGTTTTACTTCTTGCTTTTCAGTACTATTTAGTTCTTCCATAGAAATAGTATAATGATGCTCCAGCACCGATTAATAACAAACCAATTATGATTTGTGGTGTATATGATTTAACAGCTAATGAAACGCTTCCGTTTCTTATCCATTCTTTTGGTAATTTTTCCAGCATTACCTTTTTTACTTCCCAAACTTGTACCTTACCATCCTTATTTACATCAAAAGCTGGGTTTTGAGAAGCGATTAATGAAGCTGGAATATTATTTGCTTCTATGACAAAATTATCTGGCTTACCAACAGCTAATGGAAAAAATGTTACAAAATATGTGTCAACATAATTTTTAATTTTTCCTTTATATGGTAAATAGTATTTATAAACCCAGTCCAACTGTTCTACCGCACTCATTTTTTTTAATGCTGTAGTTGAAGTTCCAAGTCCTTTTGCTGTACTAGGCATAAATTGAATTAATCCAGTAGCTCCAGTACTTTTGTTTTCAACACTAGGAGAAAACGTACCAGCACTTTCCCAAAAAATAATAGCCATCAACCAGTTAGGGTCGATTTCTAATTGACTGGAAATGCTTGCTACCTTTTTAACAAATTCATCCTTATAAGATGAAGGCACTTTATCTTGATATTGTAACTTCATATTTACCACAATAACTTGTCAGCATACCAACCGTTTGTACCCACTTTATGTCGGTCTTTCTCGTGGCGTTGCTTGTATAATTTACGACGATTATTTGCATAACCTTTTGGGTAATACCCTTTTTTTTCTTTTATTAAATAAGTTGGGTAGTCATTCATACCCCTTGCTCCAATGGATGCTACTTTCTTACCATTTTTAAAAACATCAATTTTTTTAAGCAAATTAGTCGAGGGTTTTACTTCAACCCCCAACTTACTTGCTTGTGCTTTTGTATATGGTAAAATGTTATAAGCCATTATTAAACTCCAGTTCTGTCGCCAAATTCTTTTACTTGCACGAAATTTTTAGGACAGCCTCCCCCTAAAGTATTAGCTTGATAGCTAACAGAACCATCAGAATTTCTGTGAGCGCACCATTTTACATTTGACTTTGGAGATGTTGAGTTTCCAGATGCGTTAAAAAATCCATCAGAGTTTTTTCTTGGTTTTCTAAAATACATAAAAACCGAAACTCCTCCGATTACAGCCAAAACTGTTACTAAACCTACTTTTAATGCCTTGTTGTTCATTTTTTTATTTTTTAAAATTGATTACTACTGTTTTCTAAAGTAGTTAATCGCTCCCAAGCTCGCTACCAAAAGCACACCCCCAATTACTAGTCCTACAACTCCTATTCCTTCCTTTTTTTCCTCATTTGCTGGAGGAGTTGCTGGCGGAGTTGCTGGCGGATTGTTTTGTCCTTGAGCTGGTTGAGATTTTCTACTCTGTAACAACTTTTCTAAATCTTCAATAATACCTAATTCCTTTTCTTCAACAAAGTCAATGATTCCATTGTATTTTTCTTTGTTGTCGTCAGTTGGATTTTCTTCATATTCCTTACCAGCAAGCTCAAGCTTTTCTTGTAATTCATCCAACTTGTCAAGTCTATTAGCCATCGATTGCGGGATTCTGTTGTCTAATTTTTCGAGTAATAAATCTATTTTTTCCATAGTGTTCTTATTTTATAAGTTAATTTTGTTTACAAATATAAATAATTATTATTAATGATATTTATAACGCCTTAATTATTTATTTAATTGAGCGTAAGCTCTTTTGACTGCATCTGTCCATTTTTCTTTAGGCTTACGAATTGTTTTTGCCAATGTAATTGCCTCTTTCATTTTTGGGTTTCCTTTTGGTTTACTTGCTTTTTTCATTTTTATGATTTTTTCATTAATCTCATTTTACCAGCTACTTTATTTCCAACTTCTTTAGCTTCCTCTGCCGAATATGTTTTTCCATAAAGCCTTTGGTATTTTGGTTTTACTCTCTTGCCAACATAATTTCTGGCTACCGAATTTGACAATTTTTCAAAATTAGAAATACCGCCTCCATACTTAAAAGTCTTTTCATCCAGCTCCGAAATATTCATTTTAACTGGTCTTACACCAGTACCAATTTGATTTAAAGGCGTAACATAAACAATATCATCAACTTGATTAAAAACTTGAACATACTCTCCAGATTTTGTCATAACTTGCTTTTGCTCAATGTTTGGAAAAGCATTACGATTCATTCTGTTTTTAAAAGCACCTCCTAAGAACATTACAGTAGCTTCATTTGATTTATTATGCTTTGCCAACCATTCTGCTTTAGTCGGTTTTTTTGCTGGCTTAAAAACAGATTTTACTTTAATACCATGCTCGTTTGTAAACGAATCAGTTTCTCCTCCATTAAGATAAATGTGATGCCTATTTTTTATTAAATCTTCAATTGAATCAAAAACATAATAATAATTTGAATTTATTTTAAAACCCATTTGATGAACAATATAATGACCATCCACTTTGTGTATCCATACATCTTTCCAAACTTGATTTGGTGGCACTAAAGTCAAAGAGTAACAATCGTCTTTGGTTTCTTGATTCATATTTCCTCCATTAATTCTAAATTTTTGATTAGGAAATTCTTTTTTTAGTAATTCGATTGTTTTTTTTGTTATAATTTCTTTTGGTAGTTCTTCTATAATAGAATGTAGACGACTACTTATTTGCATATCGTATGATTTTCTAAATTCTTTTAAAATTTCTGAAAGACTGTACTTTTTCTTTTTTAATAAATAAGACTGTTCAATTAATCCTTTTTTTGAGCCATTATACGCAATTGCCAGTTTATTATCTTTTATTCCAGTTATAATAAAAACTTGAGGAGTATATTCATTAGGAGTATTGCTTCTATCATTAATTGCATTTATTACAAATAAATCTCCCTTCTTTATATTGCTTTCCACACCCCCTCCTCCAGCAAAATTCCTTTTACCTTTGTAACCAGTTCTAGCTGGTTTATTCCTAGCATATCTTACCTCGTAATCTTGAGCGTGATTAACGTGCTTTCTTTCGTTTCTCCAAGCACCATTCATACTTGAGCGTAAAAGCTTAAAGTCCTCCGCATCAATTTTACCATTTTTGTTTAAATCAATTTTATATTGATTTCCAACTAAAGCTCCGCCTCTTTTAAATTTTAATGGATTATCATTCAAATCCCAAACTCTACCGTTATAACTGACCATTCCAATTTTTTTTCCATGAGAAAACAAATCTCCACCAGTAAAGTTTCCTCCGCCTAAATCATTATCGCTTATAAAATTACGAACAACAGCAATTGCTTCTTGCAAAGATTTTACTTTAACTCGATGTGATTTTATCTTAATAGAACCTTCGTGGCTGGAACGAGAAAAATCTGGATTAGGCATTGCTTCTAATTCAACTTCTAAATTTTCATTTATTTCAGTTTTTGAATGAGCTTTAATCAAAATATCTTCCAACATTTCATTAAGCTTTTGAATAACTTCTAAAGGCATACGTTCAATACTTGAGGTATATGACATAATTCCTTCTCCAGCTTTTACTCTAATAATAAAGCTATCATATTCTGGACTATAATTTAAATCAATGTTAAATTTTGTCTTTTTTACCGTTCCGTTAGATTGTTTATCATTAGCAAAAAAACTGGCAGATTTTTTTATTTCTTTCATAATAAAAATTTTAATTATCTAATATTAAAAACATAAACTGAACCATCATGCTCAATCATCGTGTAATCTTGCTCTAAATCTCTTGCTAACGCATCATAATCAATCATTACAAAGCTTGCTTTAGCAAAATCTTCGGCACTATACATCCCTTGTTCTTCTACCAAGAAGTGATATGGGTCATCTAATCCATCAAACCAAGTATTGTAGTACTCGTCATAAACAATTTCTCTGGCTTCGTCTAGCATTTCTTGTTGTCTATCTGAATCAGCATCTTCGTATTCGCTTACATCTAATCCAGCTTCTTCAATAAGCCTATTGCCTCCATCTTCATCTCTAATATCATCAACATAACTATCAGCCATATCTTGAGCTAATAATCGTCTGTCAGTATCAGAAATAGTCATGTACATTTCTGGATTATTAAAGTTTTCAATACCAATATCATCAACCATTTGTTCTGCGAAATCAGTTGCGCTATCGTATTTTCCGTAAAATTCATCAACAGCTCCCTCTCCATATTGATTTACAACATCTTCAATTACCTCTAATGGTAAATCATGTTGTTTAGCTAAATCCATCATTTTGTATAATTGAACAAAATCATTTTTTCCCATGTACTCAGAATACATAGATGAAGGTATGTATTCAGTATCGTGAATTGCATATTCTTCTACTCCCCAGTATGTTAATAGGTTTTGAATTTCAGCCATTAATTCATCAGCATCGCTATAGTTTGCCAAGTCTAACCATTCTCCTTTTAATTGCCCATTATTGTAGGCTTCTAAATCAGCAACGTAAATTTTTGGCGTTTCATTATTAATTCCTCCAGCCATAAATTTCTTTCTCTTGTACTTTACTTCGTGGTTTTCAGCTTTATTTAAATGCTTGTGGTCGTTAGTCCAGTTTCTACCTAATGAGTATTCTCTACCATTATGAGTTGTAACTCCTCCGCCTCTTGCGTATTCTCCTAATTTAACATGGTCTGAAAATGCTTTTCTAATATTTGCAGTTAATTTTTTCCAATTACAATTACTATATTCTTTGACAATATCTTCGTAATCGTATTCTAAATTTTTAAATTTTCTTTGCTCTAAATCTCCTTGTTTTTCTTCATACCATTCATCATTATTATTATCCATATTTAAATGGTCAACAAGGAAATTTTTTCTTTGCACTACCGTTAAACTATCCCAAATATCTTGAGGAGTTCTGCCAGCGTATTGGTTTTTAATCGCTCCGCCTTCTTTAAAAACGCCTAAAAATTTACCTTTTCTATTGTAGTTTACCTCATAGTCTTGACCTTTATTAATATGTCTATGGTCGTTTGTCCAGTTTCTACCTAAAGAATACTCTCTACCATTGTGAGTTCTAATTCCTCCGCCTTTTGCTAAATGTTGCATTGGATTACCAAATGAATCTACAATAATATAAGTTTGTTGCGCTCCAGTTGGAAGTCCTCCGCCATTCATAAACATTTCTCCGCTTGACATAGCTCCAGTTTCTCCTACTAATCCACTATAATGCGTTCCAGTAACTCCAGACAACATTGTTGGGTTGCCAGTACCTAAACTACCGCCAGTATGCCCAGCTAAGTCAGCTACTACAGTACCGCCTAATTCAAATCTTTTTCGCTTGTAATTTACCTCGTGGTTTTCAGCTTTATTTAAATGCTTGTGGTCGTTTGTCCAGTTTCTACCTAACGAGTATTCTCTACCATTATGAGTTGTAACTCCTCCTCCTCTTGCATAAGATTTTTTATTTCCAACAGATTTAACTTCCGTAAACAAATCTCCAAAAGTTACCCAAGACAAACCTTCATCTTCATTTTCATCATAAACCATTTTAGCTACCGAACCTTTTTTATGATAATATTGCATAATATTACCCTCTAGTTCGTCAGCAGTTTTTGATTTACGAAGTATTTCGCTTCCATCTACGGAAGTTAAAAGCCAGATGCCTAATTTTTTGTTTTCATCATTTGCCCATTTTACATCTTTAATAGAAATAACTCCTCCATCTTTATATACATTATTTTGGAAATCTCCAAAATTAGGATTTTGCATATACCCTCCAGCCTCTAATAAAGGAGCATTTTTAGGGTATTTAGGCGCAAGCCTATCGGAGTGTCTATCTCTACTTTCATAGTACTTTCTTCCCAATTTATTTGAGAATGTACCATATTGATTTGAGGTTTCCCCAGAATGAGTAACCCTTCTTTCTCCTCTTGGTTTTGCTGTTCTTGAAGCATCTCTACGAACATCTGTTCCAGACAAGCCTTCAAGCTTTTTGTGATTTTTGATAAATTCAGTCAACTTATCAAGCTCTGTTTTAACTATTGCAGTTACAGCTTTGTTGTCTTTTTTCATCATCTCTCTAGCTCTGGCTTGTGCATCTTTCCAGCTTTCGTTTGGTTTACGAATTGATTTAGCTAAAGCCATTGCAGTAGGCTTTGGTTTTTTAGCTCCAGATGATTTTATTGCGCTTGAATTTGTTTCCTCAAGCTTTTTGATGATGTTGTCTAAAGTTGCGCTTACCTTAGCATTAAATTCTTCATCTTTAATAGTGAAGTTTTTAGTTTTTGTTTTAAGAACTCCTAACGCTTGTTTTTGCTCCGAAGTTATTTTGCTTTGGTCAATCTTTTGAAATTTTTGCTTATTTGTCATAGCGTTTTCTTTTTAATTTAAAATAAATTTTCAATATCCAAAAACGACAAATCATCATCAATTTTGGCTTTTGGTTTAACTTTGGTTTCTTTTGCCTTAACTGGCTTCTCTATTTTTGGTGCTACTACCTTTTCTGGTTTTGCAACTGGTTTTGGTTTTTCAACTTTAGGAGCTGGAGCTGGTTTTTCAGCTTTTGCTACTGGTTTTTCTACTTTAGGAGCTACAGCCTTTTTAGGATTGTAATCCTTCATCGTAGGAAGTAGCTTCTCTAATAAATTTTCTAATCCAAGCGCATTAGATGGTGCTATTTCAAATAAACTCCAATCTAAATCTGGATTTTTAACCCATTCAAAAGCAATTTTTATTTTTTCTTCAAAATCATTAATTGGCAACTCAATACCATTTTTATTTTTATCAAAGATAATATCTAATTTTGTAGTATAAGTATCTACTGCTAAACATTGTAACTGAAATCTATCTTTATTTTTTTGCTTTGCAATTAAAACTTGTTTCATTGCATAATACAAATCTGCAAAATTTTCACAAGGAATAATTTGCATATCTGAATTTACATCCCAAAAAACAATACCAACGCTTTCTACACTTCGTGATTTGGTTGCTTTATTTTGATTTTCCCAATCTTGAACTAAATCATTAACATGAGAACCAGCTGTACCAAATTTTTGCTTAAAACCTTCTAATTTTCCTTGTTCTACATTATACCAAAAAGTATGTCCTTCTGGAGTAGCACTCCAATCAAATAATTTTATTAATCTTTCTAAATCATCATACTTTTTTCCTTCTTGCTCTGTTCTTAACTTTATTAGATTTTTTACATTAACTGGAAATTCATTTACTAATGCTTTATCAGAAATATTTAATTTATCTGGCAAAGACCTTGTATTCTTTCCATCATTCCAGCTTTTTGTTAATAAAGCCACTCCAGAACCCATCGGACTAAATTTTGTTTTAAATTCAGTTAAATCTCCTTTTCCTATTCCTACCCAAAAATCATTTTCTTCTGGCGTTGCCGAAAAACCTAAATCAAATATTCTACTGTCTGGATTTAAATTTAAACCTTGTTGCTCTGCTCTTAAAAAAATCAAATCTTGAACTCTTTCTGGAAATTCTTTAATTAAAACTTTACCCTAAGAGTAACTTTATCTAAAATAACTTTAGATGCGCTTTGAGTTGTAATTGCATTTCCTTGCTTGCTTTTTTCCCATTCTTGCTCTAATTCAACAGCTGTATTGCCATGTCTTTCAAAATGAATAATAAAATCTCTTAAATTTCCTTTACTAACTTCTTGCCAAAAATCTTTACCTTCTGGCGTTGATGCCCAAACAAAACCTTCGCTTTTATTTCCAGCCTTTATTGCTTTACTGCTATCAAATACATTTCCTTGTTGCTCTGTTCTTACTTTAATTACCTTTTGAACCACATCTGGAAATTCATATATAAATGGATTTAAACCGCTTACAATAATTTTTACTGGCAACTCTCCAGAATTATTTCTATAATCTTTATTTGACCATGAAGGGTACATTGTATCAAAATAATCAGCAACATCCGTATCAACTACTAATTTCTCTCCGTAATTACCATATTTTTCTTTAAAAGGTATAAAGATTCCAGAGTTAGTTTTATTCCAAAAGGCAGTACCTTCTACTGTTGTGGCAAAATCAAAAGAAGAACTGTATAATTTTGTAGTAATACTAAAAGGCTTTTTTTGATTTTTTTGTCTTTGTAAAATTAATTTTTGAATTGGCTTTGGAAAAGCCTCAATAACGCTTGCAATATTAATGTAAGGCTCATTATCTGGAATTAATGTTCCATATTCTCTTGATATTATTTCACTTGCGTTAGCTTGTGAAATACTTTGCGTTGCAAAAGGATAAAGCTTATTTATAAAATCTTCAACATCGGCATCTACAACTAATTTTTCTCCGCTATCTCCGTATTTTTCTTTAAAATTTTTTAAATCGCCATCAAAACTAATATTATTCCAAAAAGTATATCCTTCTTGAGTGTCTGACCAATTAAATGCACCCATAGACTTGTTGTTAAAAGGTATATTGACATTTAAATCATTACCAGCATCTTTTTGTCTTTGTACAAACAACTTTTGAACTACTATTGGCAATTTACTAATAACATCGCTATTTGATGAAGCAAACGAAACACTATCTGGAAGGACAGCTAAATTTTGTGTACTGGTTTGACTTGGTTGCGCTGAATAATAATTTTTTAGCCAGTCATTAATAGCATCTTTTTTTCGTAAATTAATATCTACTTCTTCTCCATTTTTACCAAAAGCTCTTTTAAATTCTTCAAAATTTCCATTTTGAATATTATTCCACAATTGTTCTGAAAATAAACTTTTATCTAAGTCAAAACCTCCTTGAGATTTTGTTGCGCTTATCATCACATCTACATTAAATGGATTTCCAGCATACCATTGTTCATTCAGAAATAATTTCTGGATTGGTATTGGAAAAAACTTAACTAATGATATAGGCATTAAGTAAGGATTATTATCTACAATAGGCAACGCATATATATCGTAAACAGAATCATCTTGAGTACTGGTTTGACTTGATGTTGCTTGATTTATATAATCAAAAACATCATCGTCAACAACCACAAATTCTCCGTATTTACCATATTTTTCCTTAAAAGGAATAAAGTTTCCATTTTTTAATTCAATCCAAAAATCTAAACCTTCTTGAGTTTTGTCAAAATTTATACCGCCTAATTGGGCAATATCATCAAAAACTAAATTTACATTTAGAGCGTTTCCAGCTTCTTTTTGTCTTTGTAACCATAATTTTTGAATAGGTAATGGAAAATCTTTTACCTTACTATTAAATTCAATTGTTTTTAATTTATCTGGAATTTCAACTAAATTTTTTAAAACAACCGTTGCAGTTTCTTTTTTAGCTGTTATAGTTTTTGCTGGTTTTTTTGGAGTTGTATCAATAGCTCCGCCAGAAGGATTTTCAGCTATCATATCTTTAATAATAGTGTTAATCAAATCCTTTTGCTCCTTTGGAATATCATCATCCGAAACATCCATTAAAATAAAAGACAAATCATTAAGGGCATTGTTTCTTTGGTCGTTAGGCAAAAAAGCAATACCTAGTAAATCATCGGCTATTTGTTTAAAATAATTACTCATAAGAATACAATATTTGCATTGGCATCTAAATCAATTTCGTAACATTGAGATTCAAACTCCATTCGTTGTTTTATATTATCAAATTGCTTTTCGCAATCTTTTACTGAACCATCTGGATTTATACAATTAAAAGTAATTTTAGAACTAATACTATTGTCTGGCTCTAAACCATAAGACATATACCTTACATAAACTTTGTTAGGCGTAAGCAAGTTATAAAAAAGCTTTAAATCCTTTTTTGGATTATTATCTTTAAATGCAATTCCACTAATATGGTCGTGCATACTTTTTAATTGAGCTGTAGTTAATTTTTCTTTACTTTTCATTATATGTTATTTAATGATTCGTTTAATTTAGTTACTTTTTGAATAAAAGTTTCTTGTTTTGTTCTTGCTTGAGCATCGGTATCAGCATAAGCTCCGCCTTTGACAATGTTATACTTTTCAACCAGCATCCCAATAATGTAATTTCTAATCAAATCTTTTAACCCAGTTTTTGTCGCTGGCAATTCGTAAATTTTCTTAAAAGTAGCATCCTCCGTAAATCTAATATAAACTGACTTTACAAATTTATCCATATTTAGCATTTCTAATGCTAAAAAGTCCATATAATAATAAAATTTAAAGAAAATAAGGTGTAGATTCTCTAAAATATCTTCGTATTTTAAATCTTCCCATTTATATTGTCCGCTTTCAGTCCTAATTCCAAATTGAAAATTTTCATTAATAACTTTTGTATTTACAAATGGTTTATCCTTGTTTTCTCTTACCCAATTCTTATACCTTGACATCATATTATTGATGTATTGCTGTTGTGAATATTTAACATCTGAAAATGTATAAATATCTCGACCACTAGAAGGAGCTTGTACACCTTCCATTGTATTAATTATTTTATGAAATCCTATAAAGGATTCAGCAGAGGAAATTAAACCAAGTAGAGTAAAAGTTTTATTGAATGATTCTTGAGCATTTTCGTTATAATCTTTTACTGGCAAAGATATTGTTACGTGAGTTCCATAATCCGTTCCTAATCGCAAAGCGTTTATTCTAGTTTGTATTCCAAATTCCTCCAATGCAACTGCAATTAAATAGGCTGGTAAAATTGCTACTATTCTTGAACCATCTCCATGACCAGCAACATTAATTGGTACAAAAATATCCACATTTCTTACCGAATCATCCTTTTTGTTGTAAATCAAATATGATTTTTTGTTTGACGAGGCATATTTTAATCTTATATCTTCTTTACCATTGTAAACTTTATTTTTATCATTCAAATAATAAGTCAAAATTATTCCATCTGCATTTGATTTTAAAAAACATTCCTTTGAAAAATTATTAAAAACCTTTGTTGCACCACGTTGCCTTTTTTCACATTCGTATTTTTTTGATTCTAAATTAAAATTAAAAAAAGTTAAATTACCAATTACACTTTTACTAACTAAATCTGGATTAACAACCCCAGCTTCTAATCCAGCAAATGCAAATGGATTTTTTATTAATCCTTTTTTAATATCCGCTTCTAATTCTTTAGAAAAAAACTCTACTGGTCGATATAGTCCTAAGCTAGCTAATCCAAAATCAAAAACACCCCTATCATCTTCGGTAACAATAATCCTATCGTTGGCAAATAATCCTCCCAGATTAATTAATGTTTTAATATTTTCAATTATTACTTTACTAGATTCCTTAACATTGTCAAATTGAGTATTTGGAGCATTTATGTAATCTGTATAAGTTTTAAAATCTTTAAATTGAGAACCTACAACTTGTTCTAATGCTGTCCTTTCATAGCTTTGTTTATAAGTTTTATTTCTAATCTTTTCCATTTGATTAAAAGCATCTTCTAAGCCTTTAAATTGCTTAAAAACAAAACCCTTTCTAAACATTTCGCTGTAGCTATTTGAATTATTGGTAATATTATCCTTTACCCAATTATCTACATAGTCTATAAATGGTTGTTTTCCGATTTGTTGAACAACTTCAAAAAGATTTTTAATATCTATTGCCATAGTATTATTTCAACATATTATCTATTTCCTCTAATTCTAAAACAGTATTTAAATCATCTAATGGCATACGATTTTTATCATTTACAATTCTTAACCAGCCATCGTAATCTGTTTTTGTTTTTAAAATGTCAGCTTGCTCCTCTGTAAATAAACTAAAAAATTCATCCATTGCGTTTTGAACGGTTTTAATGTTTTGATTATCTAAAGTTGACAAAGCTGGCTCTACTGGAGCTGGAGTAAATGAAATTAATGAATTAAGCGTTATATTTTTAACAGTTCCAGAATTATCTTTTATTTCTCTAAAAACATTGTATGTTTTTTGAACAGAAATCATTAAACGTACAGAAACAAAAGCTTTTGAAGTAAACCCTTCATCTGCTATCGTTTTTCTTAATTTAGTAAGGAATAAGAAAATAAATGCCCACTTCTTGTTAAGGATTTGTTCCCACTCAAATCTTTCATCAACAGTTACCTTATATGTTGAACCAACAAAACGGTCTTGCAATGATAAATCTTGCTTAAAGTTAGCCTCGTACTCATTGTCTTTTGTGTTAAGTAAACTGTTTCCAGTTGCTAATATGAAGCAATCTCCACGCTGTATTACATCTCCTTTAGCGTTTTGTATAGTAGAAGGTTCTCCATTAGAAGAATACTGTCCAACAGTCGCTAAAACAGAGTTCAAAATACCAGCGGTGTTTGGGTCTATTTTAGGAAGCTCGTCTAATAATAAAATACATCCCTTATTCATTGGAGAACCATCTGGATTTAAATTTCCAAATGCTCGAATAACTTTTCCTTCTTGATAACCATCAATTGTTTGACCTCCAATAAGCTCTAAGGCACTAGTAAATTGATTGCAGTTTACAGTAATTAAATTCCAGTCTAAAAGGTCTTTTAAATCGCCAGCCAAATATGTTTTACCAGTACCAGCACCTCCATACAAATAAACATTGTTTCTTGCCAAAACATCACTTAAAACTTTTTGAAACAATGGTCTTTTATACCTTGAATCTACCGTTCTTGTTACTACTTTTAAAGTTGAACCTTGTTTTATGTTTATTGTAATTTGAGTTGGCTGATTGCTCAATAATTTTTTGACCGTCGCATCTAAATCATCAAATGAAATTTTTTCTGTTTCAATTTGCTCTCTTACTATTCTTTTAACTTCATCTTCATCAATACCACCTTTACTTGTGCCAGCGGAAGTTATCAATTGAGATAACTGTATCATTTTTTGAGCAACAACATCGCCTTCAAATTGCTCTTGAATTGCTTGACTTCCTAAATCTTTTAAGAATGGGTTATCTGTTGCCTCTACAATTTCTAAAAGGTCTTGTTTTTTTAATTTCTCCATTTTAATTAAAAATTTGATTTAATATTTCTTCTATTCTTTCTTTATTGTTTGCACCAAATAAATTTCTGTTTCCAAGTGCGCTTCTAACAACTGATTTTGATTTAAAAGTTTCTTTTATTCTATCTTGTGGAACTGATAAAGCTTTTGCCAAAACATCCAAATCTTGACCGCTTTGAATCTGTTGAGTTGATTTTCCTTTATCAAAAGCTTCTTTAATTTTTTTCATCATACTCTCCAAATCTTCTTCCTCTCCAGTATCTTCTCCAGAAAAATCTTTTTCTTTTTTGCCCTTACCATCTTTATCGCCTTCATCGCCTTTGTCTTGGTTATCTCCTTCATCGCCTTTGTCTTGGTTATCGCCTTCATCGCGTTTGTCTTGGTTATCGCCTTCATCGCCTTTGTCGCCCTTATCATCTTTATTGTCGTTGTCGCCTTTATCATCTGGCGGAGGAGGATTGTCCTCAAAAGGGTCTTTTACATTGTCTGGTTGTGGCTCTGGCTGGGGAGGAGGATTATCATCATCTCCTTGTGGCGGAGGAGGAGTTTCGCTCTTTGGTTTAACTCTAAGAATAATAATCTTATCTTTTTCAGTATCGTATTCTTTAAAAGAACTAGGCATATTTGGTATTTGCTCTTTTTCCATTGTTAGTTTAGTTTATTTTTTAAAATACGCAAAGCATCGGCTTTTGTAATTTTTTTTGTTTCTACTTTATTTTTTATTACATCTGTTACAAGTCCATATTCATTGCCAACTTGAATAACATCGCCAACAATAGGAATTGCTTTTCTGGATGTTATACCGCCCCCTTTGAAGCTATCAACATCTGGGTTATCAGCTCCAGCTAAAGATATTTGAGCATTTTTTTGACTTCTTAGAATAGCCATAGCTTCTTCTTTTGTCATTTCTTTGGTAATTACTTTTGTTCCGATAACATCGGTTACTTTACCAAAAGCATTTCCAATCTGAACTATATCTCCAACAATAGGCACTTCTTGAAAAGTTTCTGTCGGAGGTAAATCATCTGGTCGTTTACTATCTTGGCTTGGAGGTGTTTCATTTAATGATTTGTAAATACAATCCTCAAAATACAAAATAGCTTCCTCAAAGTTTTCCTTTAAAGATTTTTGACCTTTGTAAAACTCCTTGTAAAGAGAAAAGTTGCCACTTGAATCCTCTTTAAAAACTTTGTACGGTCTATTATTTACAGCGTTACTGTCGTCAAAAACAACCTCAATATTCATTCCGCTGTCTGGATGCGTTAACTTATAAACGGTTTCCGTTGGCGATAAAATAATAGGTTGATGTCTAATTAATTCTCCTTTACTATATACTAACATATCCGCCTTTTTTAAATCTTACATCATTAAAGAAATCAAAATAAAAACTCTTTTTAACTGTTGCGCTTTTCACTTGGTTTGCTTTAAATACTAAAAATTCTTTTTCTCTAATAAATTTACTTCTATCATCCACAACTTGTCCATTATCATCAAATGTTGGAATATCTCCTTCTTGAATTACAGAATCATAACCATACTCTTTTAAGGTTTCTAACAATCCAATATCTCTACGAATATAAACCCAAATTGGATGCACTTTTTTAATATCTCCCAGCACTCTCACTAATTCTTGATTAGGAGCAACTTTTACTCCATAAGCAATTACCAAATAGTCCAACAAATCCTTATAGCTTGCTTCAAAACCTAAAGGCAATAAAGATACTGGATTTTTTACCGACAGAAACACATTGTAAATAAATGGTTTGTAGTCTGGCGAAGGCTTTGGCATATTCGGTGCTATACCCCCATAAAATTCAGCATACTCTAATTGCTCGGCAAAAAATGAAGCTGGATAAGTGCTTGGCGGTTCAAATGCTCCGTAAGGTCTAACCACTCCGCTACCCATATTTGACATCTGACCAAAACTAGGAACATACTTCCTTACTCCATGAAAATAAATTCTTGGCTCTTTTGTATCTTCGTCAATCATTTTTGAGCAATTCACGTAATTTCCAGTTTCATAAGCCATTTCCCAATCTCCAAACCAATCTTTAAATTGCTGTGTTCTTACGTTCATGTAGGCATCAAAAGGTAGTTTACTTTTTTCTCCATTTGGCGTTGGCAATTGACAAGCCTCTCCAAGCTTCGCTACTGGACTTTGAGTACTCTGTGTATAATAGTAGTCTAATAATCCTTGAGGCGTGAACAAACTATTGTCTTTGGCGTATTCTTCATTCTGTTTTATAAACCCTTCATAAGTTATTTTCTTATGTATGCGGTTTATCTCTTTCAACAGCTTTGCTCTTTCGGTTGAAAACTTACTTCCTTGAAATGAAGGTAGTAACTTA